ACAAGTAATATATTCTTTATTTTTTGTAGTTACAAGTATTTATTTAATATTTTATTTATTGATTGATTATTTACCCCGAATTAAAGACGAATTAGACATTATTCAAATATTTAAACAATTAATAGGATCCTTATACATATTATGGCCAATTGCTGTAATTGTAATAGGTTGTGTAATATCAAAAGCATTTTATAAAATGGCGTGCGGACAAAATAATACAAATTTAATGAGTTTTGCCAAAATTGTGGAGTCATCGCTTTTATTTGTATTGGGCATATGTGTATTGATTATGGTTATATTACTAATACGTCCAATTAAATGGATATTACTCAAAATTCCTGGTTTATGCAATATTATTGAAAAACTTAAGAGTTACGCAGCAATAATTATAAAATTTATTATAATTTATATATTATTGCGATTAATAACATTAATAGTTGAAGATATTGGTTCAGATAAGTTAATATTTTTTATTAGTATATTGAATAAAAAAATAGAACCTCCACCTGTAGATTGTAATCCTCTCACAGCTAAACAAGAAACTCCCAACCAGATTTTTATGGAAAAAGTATATAACTATATAACAGGAATCATTGTATGTTTATTGCTAATATTTATTATAGTTCTTCAGGTTCCACATCCATGGATGACTGCAGCTAAGAAAATAGATTTTGCTATTGGTTTAGCATTAAAAAATTTAACAGTTAGAATTACTAATTTAATAAGTGAAAATAATTGCACCACCGATAGTTGTAATGGGTCTGTAATAGGTAATAAAACGGGAACAAAAGCAGGAATGTTTTCAGACATGCAGACTAAATTTAACGGAATAATGGGCGATAAGGCTGGTATGGCAGGTAATATGGCAGGAAAGTTTTCAGACATGCAGACTAAATTTAACGGAATAATGGGGGATAAGATATCTAATATGCCCGCTATGCCCGGCTTTCAAATGCCACTAATGCAGACTAATATGGGTAATCAACCGCAAGGAGCTATGTCTTCTTTTATGGGAAATCAACAGCAAGGAGCTATGCCTTCTTTTATGGGCAATCAACAGCAGCCTAATATGGGTAATCAACCACAAGGAGTTATGTCTTCTTTTATGGGGAATCAAGAGCAGCCTAATATGGGTAATCAACTACAAGGAGCAGTGTCTTCTTTTATGGGCAATCAAGAGCAGCCTAATATGGGTAATCAACTACAAGGAGTTATGTCTTCTTTTATGGGCAATCAAAGTTCAGACAATCAAAAGCTTGCTAATATGGCTTCTAATGGTATTACAAGTATGTTAACTAATTCTGGTCAAGGATCCAAACAACAATTTGGAGAAGTAAGAGATCAAATAGATAAAAGTATTGGTCCAGCTTTAAATAATAATTTTAGCAACAGTTCACTCCAAAAATTAGGCACTGGTTTAAGCAAAAGATTAAGCAACAAAGTAAATGATGTTACACAAAAACAAGGAGATAGTATTAAAACTTTAGGATTAGGATCCGTTATAAAAGCAGCAGAGAAACAATTTAATCCAGCAGCACCAGCAGCACCAGCAGCACCAGCAGCACCAGCACTAAAAGCTGCACCAACACCAATAACACCCTCAAAAATAACTAATTAAATAACATTACTTAAATCTAAAATTTTTATAATACAAAAAAGTAAAAATTTTAGAATTAAAACGAAGATCCAAATGATCCTCCTAAAGCACCATTAGCAGCCATAGGTTCCATAGACTCCATAAATGCATTTTGCATAGCCTGTCCTTGATAATTAACTCCACCTCCATTATTCATCATATTTGGAAGTGCATCAATCATAGAAATATTGTTTTGAGCGGGTAATTGATTAGCTCTTGGAGCCATTAAAGTATTATCCAGTGTATCGGCCCTACTGACTTGATGAACTCCTGGCGTAGCAATGGTTTGGTTTATTTTAGCATTGCCGTGGTTGCTTGTTCCTACAAGTGGACTTTTACCGTTCCAAAATTCCATTACTCTACTATATAGAATATTGATTTTGGCCCCTAATTTTGTTTGCATAGTTATAATTAAAATTAACGTGGGAATAATGAAACTAATTTCATTAAATTTAGAATAAGGCACCTTGCTGTATGTCGGAAAATAGCGAGTTATTTTATCAATAAAGAATATTGCAATAAATAATATACCTAATTGAAGAATTATTTCGAATAATAATTCTAAGTTATCTTTTTTATCATTGTCTTCAGGAATATATTCTTTTACAAATTTTAATAGCACAATAACAGGGATTAAAGCAATAATTAAATATTGTAACATATTTAATAAAATAGCTTTATTATCGCTATCAAAGTTAAAAACATAATAGAAGAATCCAGAAGGACTTAGTCTATTGCTTCCTCCACCTATAGTATTTTCACTGTTAAAAGAATCCATAAATATTATTATATATATAAATTAAAAAAATTTATATTATTTCTAAATAATGTTATTTAAAATAGTTTAAATAATATTAAACATATTATTATTTCTAAATAACATTATAACTTATTGTGTTATTTATTTAAATACAAATTATATTTATTGATTAACTATTATGACGTCTTACTCATACAAAACATTAAATAATACAAAAACACCTATTCTTATTAATGTCGATATTGTTCTTATATTAGCAATGGAAGACAACAATAGGTTCGACGAAGACATATTTTTATTAAGTCTTGCTAAAAAAACAATAATTCAATACAATAAGGGATTTAGGAAAAGCGCTAAGCCTCCAACAATTACAGAACCAAAATACGACATAGTTCATGCTTATTATACTGCTTTTGAGTATTTAAAAGAATATAATAATGTAATTATTTTAGAGGATGATGCATTAGTTATAAATAAAGACCCATTAATTTATGATAAAATCGATAACTTTATTGCCACAACAAATTTCGATATTTTAACATTTGGTTCATTTGGACTATTTTCGAATTATAATGGTGATTTTTTGAATATAGACCCTTATTTTTTCGGTGCTGCTCAAGCAATTATATATTCACGCGATTCAAGAAGTAAATTAATTGAAGACATTAGCTCATCTCATTTTAATAAAGGGCATATAGATATTACATATATAGGTGCTTTAACAAAAAAATTTACTTATAAATATCCACTAATTATTCAGTTATTTCCTAAAACAGAAAATAAAGATTCATGGTTTACTAATATTTTTCTCCTATATTTTTGTAATTTTTTTATAACACTATTAAGATTAGACAAAAGCATTAGTAGCTGGTTTTTACTATATTTTATATTTACAAATTATATTTCTATAATAATATTAGTATTTTTAATAGGTCTCATATTTTATTATAATAATAATGTGAAAATAGTTAAAACTATGAATGTTTAATATATTTAATATATTATAATAAATATTAAAATGAAAGCTAAAGAAGAAGAACCCACTAATATTAAAGAAGAAGAACTTAAAGAAACAGAACTTAAAGAAACAGAACTTAAAGAAACAGAACTTAAAGAAACAGAACTTAAAGAAACAGAACTTAAAGAAACAGAACTTAAAGAAAAAGAACTTAAAGAAGCCACAAATATTAAAGAAAAAGAACTTAAAGAAGCCACAAATATTAAAGAAAAAGAACTTAAAGAAGCCACTAATACTAAAGAAGAAGAACCCAACAAAACCAAAATAGAAATACAAGATGACTATTCATATTTTCAAATGATTATAGATGCTCACAAATTAATATGTATGCAAGTAGTTAGTATCTTACTCATATCATTAATATATATAAATTGGTTTGATGATAATATCTATGATTTTGTAATATATTTTTGCTTTGGTATAGTTATATCAATATTATTAATAGCATCGTTGGTACTTATAAAAAAATTCAATATAATATCAAGGGAAAAACATTATAAAATGTATTCTCCTTATATATTAGATTTTTGTAAGAAATATATAAATTTAAACGGAGAGAATGCAGCTTTTTTTTACGCTCTAATCAGTTGTATAGCTCATTTAATATTCCCAATAATCGCATTTTTATACGCAAAAAAATATATTAAAACTTCCAAAAAATCTAATAATGCCTTACTAATTTCGCTCATATTATTTATTGCTTATACATATATGAACGTATATGTTAATGACATATTTAAAGTATATACAAAATCTTTAGAATTATCAAATGAGGAATATAAAGTATCTCTCTTTTCTATGACATTAACATACACCGGATTAGTATATTACTTTGAAACTATAAAAAATGAAAAAGCTGAACTAATCAATAAAATAACAAATAAACTTATTAATAAATAAATATTATTTAAATATATCTTAATATAGTATAATATATTAAAATAAATTATAATGTTGAGACGGTGTTGCGAGGCAAATAAGTATAGAAATAACAAATATAATGAGGAAAATCAATATTTAAATTTATTAGATGATATACTGAGTACTAATAGTAATCAAGAAGGTAGAAACGGAAGCACTTTATCTATATTTGGTTCAACAATGCATTTTTCTTTAGAGCATAATAAAATTCCAATTATGACTACAAAAAAAGTCGCTTGGAAGACTTGTTTACGAGAATTATTGTGGTTTATTAAAGGAGATACCAACAATAAGCATCTAAAAGAGAAAAATGTTCATATATGGGATGAAAATGGATCACGCAAGTTTTTAGATGGGCGTGGACTAAATAAGTTTATGGAAGACGATTTAGGTCCAATATACGGATTTCAATGGCGTCATTACAATGCGAAATATACAGATTGTAGTAGCGATTATAGCAATAAAGGTATTGACCAGCTTAAAGAAGTTATTGAGTGCTTAAAAGATCCTGAAAAACGAAACTCCAGAAGGATGATTATTACTGCTTGGAACCCTTGTCAACTTGATATTATGGCATTACCCCCGTGCCATATTTTAATGCAATTCAATGTAACAAATAATAATAAATTAAGTTGTGCTATGTATCAACGTTCTAACGACGAAGCTTGTGGGACTTGTTTCAATATTGCCTCATATTGCTTTTTAACGCATTTATTAGCAAAGCATTGTGATCTTGAGCCTTATGAATTTTTGTATTATAAAGGTAACTGCCATATTTATGAGGAACATATTGATAATATTAAAATACAGTTACAACGAGAACCTTATGAATTTCCAACCTTGGAAATTATAAATAAACGCTTGAATATTGAAGATTATGTAGAAACTGATTTTGTAGTTACTAACTATAAGCATCATGAGCCTATCAAATATATTATGGTACCATAAATTAGAGTAATTGTAAATAATATAACAAATAATATAACAAATAATATAACAAATAAAATTATATTATTTATTAATAATATGGTTTAAAAAATAAGCATTAGTATATTGTAAATATGTCAACATCCGCTTTAGCATCCGCGCGAAGAAGGCGCACAGCACCCGAACCACCTATAACGCAAAATGTTGCTCAAAGCACGAGTGCTAATAAACAGGTTCAAAAAGAAGCTCCGCGAGAGCCAACTCAAACATTGACACCTTTACAAATATTACAAATTCACGATGTTAAACTAAAAGAGCTTGACACATTAGTTACAGAATTTACAAGCGACGAATTTTTAACCAAATTTGTAGATGATAGACTGGAGAGCCTTGTTTCTGTTAAGAATGACGAAATGCCGGATAATAGTAGTTCAATGCCGTCAATGAATGTTGAGAGGCTGGAACTTTTAGAAAAAAAAATAGACGATAAAATAGAATTGCAAAACATTAGAATAGCCGAGTTTAAGACATCAGTACAAGAACTATTAAATAACATTAAAGAGAATATACAAACTCAAATAACAAGCAACTCTGCTTTGTTGAATGAGAAATTCTCTCAAGCCCTTGAGAGAATTAAGGGTATTAATAATATTAGTGCAGAATTTAATGAGTTAAAATTATTGGTAATTAAATCTCAAAATATGGCATTAGAGACCTCTAATGCTGTAAACAAATTAAGCGAACAGTGTAATTCAAATGGTGTTACAATTAAAGCTTTAGAAGATAATATGTCATTATTAAATACAAAAAAGCCCGATTTAGCTAATAATATGATGTTACAATCTTTGTTAAATGGTTCTTTATTTAATTCAAGACCTATGAATTCATTTGAATTCAACGATGAAACAATTGAAGATGAAGAAGTCGATGAAACCGGCAATTTAGAATTAATCAAAAAATTAAATATTGATTTTAATAATAATGAGTTATTATTATGTGAAGAACAAATAGAAGATTTGTTACATGCTGGATGTTCTAATCCTGATCATAATCATAGTCATAGTTATTTTCACAATAAGATTACTATAGATAGTGATGTTCTTGATACTACAATAATAGATAATGAGGTTGATGAAGTTGAAGTCATAGAAACAGCAACAACGGCGGAGCCTATAACAACAGAACCAGCAACAGAACCAACAACGGAAGAACCAGCAACGGAAGAACCAGCAACAGAGCCAACAACGGAAGAACCAACTACAACAGAGCCAACAACGGAAGAACATACAAACCCATAATAAGACACTAAAACTTATTAAGAAATAATATTTATTTTATGTTAAAATATAATAAATATTATGTAAACAAATATTATGTAAATAAGTATTAATGTTAATTATAATAAATTTATTAATTTTTTGTATTGTTCTATTTATATATATACATATATATAACGATAACAAGACGAGCAACTATTTAGAATTATATGAGATGGAAAATTTATCTAAAGAAAAATTAGAAGATGTAATAAGCTTTAAGCAGCCATTATTATTAAATAATTATACATTGATTAACAATATAAATATGAACGATTTACTTTCAGAATATTCTATGTTTCATTTAAATTTATACGACAATCAGAGAGATAGTTTATATAAAATAAGCCTATTGGATTATTTTCATACTATAAACACAGATAGCTCTGTAAATTATTTGAGTTATAGTAATGATGAATTTTTACAAGAAACATCAATAGATAAAATTCTGTGCAAAAACGATATATTTTTTAGACCATATAATATATGTAATAAAAAGTATGATATTATTTGTGGAGCAAAAAATAATTATACGAAATTAAAATATAGCATAAATAGTCGTAATTTACTATACATATCAAGTGGACAAATTGAAGTAACTTTATGCTCGCCAAAATATTATAATAATTTACACGTTAAAAAAAATTACGAAACATTAGAATTTTACTCACAAATAAACATTTATGATGTTGAAAGTATTTATAAGAATGATTTCAATAAGATTAAATTTTTAAGAGTAATTTTAAATATAGATCAAGTTCTAATAATACCGCCTTATTGGTTTTATAGTATTAGATTTATACAACAAGATACAATCGTTTTTCAAAATACGTATACAACCTATGTAAACTTGCTTTCAACAGCTCCGCAATTATTTATACAATTACTACAAATTAGTAACGTTAAATTAAATATAGTAAAAGCTAATTATTATAAGAAAGAAGAACCATTAAAAGAAGAAGAACCATTAAAAGAAGACACTAAAAAGGACGAGCTTGAAGTTTTATAAAACAAATTTAAACATAACTATTTAATATTAAGATTAAATAGTTATATAATAAAGTTCCATATATCATGCTTATTCATAATAAATATGAGGTAATAGATACATTATCTTCTGGTGAATTTGGAATAATTTTACAAGTAGAATACAAAAAACAGAAGTTCGTAATAAAGGTAGGAGAGATTCAAATGATGAAAAATGAGCTACACATTTATAAAACAATAAAAGAGTTGAAATCTATATCTAAAATATATGATGTATTTACTTATGAAGATAAATTATGTGTAGTATTCGATTGTTTTAAGATGGATTTGGTAGGTTATAAAAAGATGGCATATAATGCTGCGGACTATTATAATAATATTATAACTTATGTACAAGATCTAATTTTAATTATTAAATCTGTTCATTCTTATAATATTATTCATAGAGATTTAAAACCCAGTAATGTATGTATAGATTCGAACAACAAATTATATTTGATAGATTTTGGTTTATCAAGAATAAATATAATCAACAATACACATATTATTGAGCCTAAAATTCATTCATTAATAGGTTCTGTAAATTTTTCAAGTTTAAATGTATTAAACTTAATAGAGCCAGCACAAAGAGATGATGTCGAATCAATATTATATATTCTATTTTACTTATTACTAAGTAAAGAGAACTATACTATTTATGATAGTATAGCTGATATAGAAAAGAAAAATATTGACATATTTCTTATCTTTTTACAGGATAAGACTAATATTATACTTAATAATATTGCTATTAATTATTTACTTGTAGGAAAGCTATTCAAATATGTAAGACGATTGAAATATAACCAGAAACCGAATTATGAATATATTATACAATTAATAAACGAGGCTTTTCCATTAAACATTAAGACTGACAATTAATGTAAGCTATTTAAAAATACATAGATTTTATCTAATAAGTTATTAGACTTAAGCAAAAAATTATTATTTGCTATATTAGGTTGAATATTTAATGAATGATAAATACTAATAGATATATATGACGGTATATAATTTATATTATTTGGAAATGTGTGTGAATTTTTTATTAATATTAAAATATAACAAACATTCTTAAAATAATAATAATAATAGTTCTTCCATTTACATTCAATAATAGTAATATGTTTTAGGATAAATGTTAATATGTAGTTTAATTCTTCAATAGTTATTGAATGTGATCTAATATTTGAAAAACTGCTAATCTTATAAGTGATTTTGTGCAAATATTTGTTTATACGCATTTGTTCATTTTCTTTAGCGTTTTTTGTGTTAAAGCCCAAAATATGCGTTTGCAAATCTCTCGGTAGTCTATTAAAAATATTCTTTAAATAATGTCTTATTTTATAACCTCTATATGTCTTTTGAATAATAATAATTTTACTATTAAATAATAGTTTTGAGTGATTTGTACATAATAATTTATCATTAAAGCTAAATAGCGGCGTTTTATACTTCTTACAATAACAGCAGTTCATAATATAATTATTTGTATAAATAATTATTAGAACTATATTATTATTAATAATGTTATTATTAATATTGTTTCATTAATATATTTATTATTAATACAATATAAAGATTATATAGTATTAATAAATATAAAATGTCACAGGCTGATACTGCCACCAACCAATTTTTAGGAAAAGTAAAATGGTTCAACAACAAGTCCGGATATGGATTCATTACATTTTTGAATGGTGGAGACGACCATAAAGGAAAAGATATTTTTGCTCATCATTCGTCCTTAAATGTTAAAGATGAGTTATATAAGTATCTTGTTCAAGGTGAATATATTGAGTTCAATATTCAAAAAATGGAGTCGGGGGCGCACGAATATCAAGCAATTAACATTAAAGGTGTTTGTCAAAACGATTTGATGTGTGAAACGCGTCATAAAAATAGGGATTTGTCTAAGAATTCCGAGTTTATTACAGTTAAATCGCATAATAGCTCTAAAGGACCAAGACCACCATTTAAGTCACCGATGCGAACATAATTTTTAGATAGGAGATATATATATAAAACCTAACAACAATAAAGAAATAAGTAGGGTGCTATAAATTAGTTTTAAAATAAAAAAAGATTTGATTTGTATATTATTTTGTTGTTCACTAACATTGGTGCTTATATCAACAATAATATAATTGCTGCGGTTGGTATTATTATTATTATTGGTATTGGTACTTGTATTATTATTATTTATTATTTCACTACTAATATGAGCATAGTGTGAAATAATAGTTTCAATAGCATTGTTTTTTTGACTGCAAATAAAACATTTTGATATATCTTTTTTATCAATATTGTTAACAACCCATTCAATCAGACAGCTATTATGAGCATTATTATTACAGCAATTAAATTTACAATTGTCATTAACATTAATATTAATCTCGTCGAGACAAATTATACATTCCATAATAAATGCTATTTAATATTAGTATTTATTATTTATTATTTATTATTATTAAATAATATTAATAAAAATAATAAAAACTATTTTAGGAAAGCGAATACGTAGAAGTGGAAGAAATAATGTATTTAGGAGCGAAGTATTACTTGACGAATGAGGAAGTGGTATTGAGTAAGTCGTTAGAGATCGAGGGTATAATGAGGGATGGAAAAA